TGGTGAGAAAGAAGCAACGTTTAAAGCTGGGTTAGACTTGTTGCTACCAACAAATCTTGATGAAATACAACAAACAATAAACGAAATTAACACAGCAAGTAAATTTTAATTAAAAAATAAAAATATGTGGAAATTAACTAAAGAGTACTGGAAAGACATGTGGAAATTACTATGGAGTAAAACTACAGTCGATGATATTATTATAGCTAAAGCTGAAGAAATTAAAGCAAAAGCTAAAGCTGTGAAAGAAGCACTGAAGAAATGAAAAAAATAAGCAAACACGTATCGTATAAAGAAGGTACATACAGTTTAACAGCTAATAGGCTTGGTTTGCCAAATGATCCCTCTGATGAGCATTTAGCTAACATGGAGTTAGTTGCAGAAAAAGTGTTTGAACCTCTTAGAGAGCACGTAGGACATCCTATAAAGATTAATTCGTTTTATCGTGGACCTCAACTCAATAAAGCTATAGGCGGAAGTTTAACATCACAACATTGTAAAGGCCAAGCGATTGATATAGATGATTCATATGGTAATGCTACTAATGCTTATATGTATGAATGGATCAAAGAAAACTTAGATTTTGATCAGATGATATGGGAGTTTGGTACGGATGAAAACCCAGACTGGGTGCATGTAAGTTTTGTAAACGAAGGTGAGAATAGAAACAGATGTTTAAAAGCTTATAGAAAAGAAGGTTCAAGAAAAACCTATTATAAATTAAACTAAATAAATATGAAATTATGGAAAATTGCCCTTTTTGTTCTGGCTGCTACTGTAAGTAGTTGCGGAACGTACAACGTTAAACCTAAAATACAAATCACGCATGTCTTAGCTGTCACAGAACAAGGTGATACACTGAGGTTACCTATTAATATGATTAAACCAAACGTTTATTACAACGTTATATCATATCCTAATAGATATTATGGCGGTTGGTATAATAGCTATTATCAACCAGGATACTATAATAATAGACCTATATACGCTCCAAGCAGCGGTAGCTCAAGCAGTGGTAACAACAACAACAATAATAATAATAATAACATTAACAAACCTACACAAGTAAATGCTCCGCGCCCAACACCTAGTGTTAATCCGCCAGCTACACCTGTTAATCCTATAAAAAATAGATAATTATGAGTTACATAAGTAAAATAATAGCTTCAGCTAGAGCAAAAAAACCTTCAGCCCTAAAACACACAACAGACGCAAAGGGAAATCCTAAAGGTAAAAGTCACCTTAGCAAACATAAAGCAGGACACTGGGGACCTGATGGTCACGGGGATAGATCTGCTAGTGGTATAATAGCTAAAGGGATAAACGCTGGTAAACAAATAGTTGAAGATGGGAAACAACTGGTTGAAGATGTAAAAGAAAAAGTTGATGGTGCTCCTACTAAATTTACAAAAGAAGCTTTAGGAAAACTACCTTCAGGAATAGGTGGTAAGTTTGGTGCTATTGTTGATGAAAAGAAAAAAGAAGCTGGTTTACTTCAAAAAAGAGGTAAAAAGAAAAAAGGTAAAGGTTTAAAAAGCGCTTGCTGGAAAGGTTACGAAGCTATTGGTATGAAGAAAAAAGGCGGTAGAAAAGTGCCTAATTGCGTACCTAAAAAGAAATAATATGACTTGGTTACAAAGACATTTACAGACTAGAGATGCTGGTTGCCCTACCTGTGGTGAATCAAAAGGTAGCTGCGATGAGTGTTCATCACCTTTAAATAAAAAGAAAAAACCTGATGTAAGAAAAACCACAAAAGGTAAAGGTCGTAACTTTCGTACAACAAAAGAAGGTGCTGGTATGACAGCTAAAGGTGTTAAAGCTTATAGAAAGAAAAACCCAGGTAGTAAATTAAAAACAGCGGTTACAGGTAAAGTTAAACCAGGAAGTAAAGCCGCTAAACGTAGAAAATCATTTTGTGCAAGATCTAAAGGTTGGACAGGTGAAAGAGGTAAAGCTGCTAGAAGAAGATGGAAATGTTAATATCAGAAGAATACAAAAAGAAAATACAAGAAAAACATCAACAGCATAAAAAATGGGGAGGAGCTGTAATAGCTAAAGGACCTAGAATAGATTTTATAGCAAAGATAAGTAACTCTAAAAGTATTTTAGATTATGGATCTGGTAAAAATTCTTTTGAAAAAGAAATTAAATCTATGTATGATGTTGTACCATACTCAATACATAATTATGAACCTGGTATAGAGGAATTTAGTGGTGATCCACCTTGCTGTGATATGACTATATGTATAGATGTTATGGAGCACGTGGAACCAGAGTGTGTAGACACTGTGTTTAAACACATATTTAATAAAACAAATAAAATCGTTATGTTTAACATTAGTTGCGTTCCAGCAGGTGGTGCTTTTGCTAACGGTGATAATCTTCACTTAACTGTAAGACCACCTCTCTGGTGGCTAGATAAAGCTAGAAAACATGGCTTTGAAATAATAGAATCTATTAGTGGAATAAAGCATGTTGAATTTATAGCTAAACCAGTTGGATCAGCATGAAGTTCTTTGATTTAAATAATAACGGAAAGTACGACTGGTGGGAATATATATTACCTATCCTGATAATTTTTGTGATTGAGCTAGCCGCTGAGCTCGTGGCAGGATTTTTGATACCTTTGATTTTCTAGGAGCAGTCTTAGTTAACTTTTCACCTTTCATCCAATCATTATAACTTATCTGATTATCTTTAAGATCACTAAGTATATGCCAATTAATATCTCCTCTTCTTTTTAAGAAATACATAAACTGTTGCTCTAACTCTGCATCATGAGCAGATCTAGTTAGTAAGTAAACTGGTAAATGCCAACTATGAGGTGCTGCATTGCTTTTAACACCACGTTTATCTTTACTTAAAACATTATCAACTTTTTTAGCAAAGAAATCAAAACCTATTAAGTTTAAGCTTTTATAGGTTTTTACTTTTTGCATAAACCAAAGTATAGTTAAAAACCCGGCGCTGGGTCTATATGACCTAGGATTTAACATATCTACATCAAACATATTCATTATATCAATTATTTCTTGATCTGTATACATCTGCGTATAAGGCATACCTATGGGTAAACGATCTTCTATTATCCAGTCGCTTAAACAGAAGTTTCCTCTACATCTGTTAAGTAATATCTTAACATCTTTAAATTTACCTCTTTCAAACCATTCACGTTTTGTATCGTAACATGGTGCTCTGAACTGACCTGTTACCCATATATCTACCTTAGTACCTATAGACTCTTCTTGGGCAGGTGTAGCTTGTATAGCTCTACCAAATCTAACAACTATATCATAGCTGTTTATAGTGTCTTTAAGTTTATGATGCATTATTTCTACGGAATTACCGACAAATAATACTCTTTTATTTTTTACAAGCTCTTGTATGTCTTCAACCATTCTTCTGATAATTCTGCATTTTTATATTCTTCAAACCATGGTCCTCCATTCGTGTAATGCAGAGCTCTTGCTTTCTTAGTATCGTAACCTTCGTGACCTACTAGACAATTATATCTTCTAGGTAAGTCTACTATTTGAGCATCGTTTATAAATTTAAATTCGTGTAATTGATCTGGTCTAGCGTTATCTAAATATTCTTTACTTAATTTATTTTTAAAGAATTTGTTAGAAAAAACCATCAAAGAACTCCAGTTTTTCTTTGGATAAGTTTTATTAACAACGCCATTCATTTTAATTTCACCGGCTTTGTAATCAGGGTGTTTTACAACACCTAAAGGTTCTTGGCCCATGTATCTACCAACTTCTCTAGGATCACATCTCCATAAGAAATCATTATCACAAAATAAAGCTTTACCCTCGTAATTACAAATTAACGGTACATAAAATCTTGTAAAAGAAAATTCTGTTGATTCACCTTCTACATCTTCTCTACCATAAAATCCTATTTCTTTTAATTTAGTCTTACATAGATAATCCACTTGACCATCAAAACCAGCATCTCTTATAGACTTAATGCATGTTTTTGTAGCTTCTGGAAATCTAGAGTCATGTCCTACAAATATTCTCATAATGTTATTCTTTATTATATTATCACTTATTTTTTAAGATTTTGAACCTGATGTTCTTCTGTTTATATGATCATGGTTAAATTCAGCCCAGTATAATTCAAACGCAACACAATATTCTAATCATTCAAAATG